ATTTATAGTAGTTGACGAGTTAGATGGAGAAGGATGTTTTAATATTGGAAAATGTCGTGGGTCGTTTGTACCAAGAATACTCATTACTAATACTAATAAAGATGTAATGGACTGGTTACAAATCAATTTTGGTGGGGATGTTAATAGGACTGTTGTAAAAAATAGACCTACTTGGAAACCTCGATATTCGTGGAGATTATCACATAGAAAGGCATTAGACCTGGCCTATGAAATTTGTGATAGATTGATTATTAAAAGGGACCAGGCCTGTGTATTTGTTACATATAGGGCGGTTATGGACGTGTTTTCTAAAAATGATAGGCGCGAAGGTTATGAATATTTAAGTGAAAGATTACACGAATTTAATATAAAAGGAATACAAAATGCCGGCAGTATCGAAGGCACAAAGGATGGCAATGTCGATTGCCGAACATCATCCTGAAGAATTATATGCCAAGAATAAAGGTTTGGCGAAGATGAGTAAATCCAAATTACACGAGTTCACTAACACTAAAGAAAAAGGACTCCCGGAACACGTTGCGGTTAAGAACGCAAAGAAACGTTTGAAGAAAATATATGGCTAAATTAAATAAACTAATTTCTGACCACTTAAAACTTTTAGCGTCCGAAGAAACAGAATTGGCATCAGATAATGAAACTAAGATTTCCAGGGCGCATAAACTTGCCTTGATTTTATGGCAAAAGGCACTTGGTACTGGTCCGATTGAATTAGATGCAAAGACAGGTAAAATAAAACGGACGGGTCCAGACACAGAAATAATCAAACTTGTCTTAGAACGCATCGACGGTAAAGTACTTAACACCGATGAAATTAAACAGCGGGACGAGTCAATCCCGGACCGAATATCAAAAGTTGGAAAGGACAAGATAAATAACCTATGAGTGAAATTGAAGAATTGAAAAAAGAAATTGAAGAATTGAAAAAGACGCAACAACACGTTTGCCCAACTTGTGGTAGATGTCTGACCTGTGGCAACCCGTTTTGGCAATATATACCACAGTATCCTATTCCTACATATCCTATTATAACCTGGATTTCGTAATGTCATTTATTATTAAACCCACTTTTGATTGCCCACTCGAATATCCAGAAAAAATCCGCGATGTAAAAACCGGAATATGGATTCCTAAACGAGCGGGGGCCAATAAGATATGGCGAGAAAAGTTACTCAGACAGGCTGAGAATGATATAGGTCTACAAAAAGACCTGATGGCAGCCTGTAAGGAAAGTTATCTGTTTTGGTTTAACGCGTTTGCCTGGACCTACCATCAGTTCGAGATAGACCCTGTGGAACATAAAAAGAGACCAGCAGATGTGACTGACTGGCCTATGATGACCTGGCCCGTTCAGGATAGGGCAATAGATTTTATGGATGATTGTTTTAGAAACGGCGAGGATGGGTTGCTACATAAATCTCGCGCTATGGGCGCGTCTTGGATATGTCTGGGATATTTGCATTGGCTTTGGTTGTTTAGGTCGTCACAAACAGAAATACGAGAAATGTCACGTCAGGAAGGACTTGTAGATGGAAACGCCGACTCTTTGTTCTGGAAACACGACTATATCAATAAGTGGTTACCTGATTGGATGCGTCCCGCCGGAGTCCTCGTTGTTGGACGAGACAATAGAACTCGGCTTCGTATCTATAATGAATCCAACGGGAACACAATCGGTGGTGAGGCTACAACCAGTGTATCACTTTCTGGTGGACGCGCAGCGATATTATTCCTGGACGAATTTGCTAAAGTCGCCAATGGTGACAAGATACGTAGTTCAACGCGTCCTGTAGCGGCGTGCAGAATAATTAACTCGACATCTTATGGTGCAGGTACTGAATACGCGCGCTGGCGAAAATCGGGGCAGATAAAGACGTTTGCGTTGATGTTTTGGAATCATCCAGAAATGGGTAGGGGACGATATATAACACAGGATGAACTTGGCAATTATAATATACGAAGTCCCTGGTTTGACAATGAAGAAAAGTATTGTACCAAACAGGAAATAGCCCAGGAAGTCTTGGCAGAAGATATTGAGTCTGGCGAGACAGTGTTTAATATTTCTAATATTGACAAACATATTGCCTTATATTCCTGTCAACCTAAGATTCAGATGAACATTATATTGAAGGATAAAATTCCAGAGGTCACGATAAAAGATGTATTGCGAAAAAAAGACATTAACGCAGTGGATTTCAGACAAGTTAAAGAAGGCAAATTATTGGTATGGGGGCCTATGGTATTGGGACGACCCGACCAATCTAAGCACTATATCTTCGGCATTGACACATCCAAAGGTCAAGGAGCCAGTGAATCAGTCGTTTCAATCAAGTGTAAAGAGACTGGGGAAAAGATTGCTCGTTGGTCTGATGCAAATACTCCTCCGCACGAGTTTTCAAAGATAGTTGTGGCCCTTGCAATATGGTGTGGTGGTGCATTGCCGTATGGCTTACCTTTTATTAAATGGGAAGAAAACGGACCGGGTTGGGACCTGGGACGATTACTCGTAAAAGTTTATTGTTATCCTTATTACTATATAAATGAACGACCGGGCGTGATAGGTAGTGGTCTTCCTAACACAAAATTAAAGTATGGGTGGCACGCCTCAGAACAAGCAAAAACAGAATTACTTGCTCTGTATGACCGAATCCTGGGTAGTGGTAATTATATAAACCACGACTTGAAGGCTTTGGAACAAGCAAAGTTCTTCATACACTATCCAGGTGGTGGTTGTGGCCCGGCGCAGTTACAGTATGAAAGTAAGATGGCCCGTAAATTACACGGTGACATTGTTATAGCTGACGCCCTTACCCTTGAGGATGAAAAAATTATGTTAGGTAAAAAGGCACGGCCAGAAACACCATCAAGGTCATTTGAATTTAGATTTGACCAATTTAAAAATAAGAATAAAAAGATTGACTCGTGGAGAAAAGCGTTTAATTTCGCTAAATAAATATGCTGTTAGATATAGATGCAAAACGTTTTGCGAGGCTCGTTGAACTCGGTTATAATAGGTTGAAGACATACAGAAGTTCCCGTAGTCAGTTTATACGGGAATTTGCTGGACAATATTTTAGTGAATATAAGGGTCTTACTGGTGAGACCCCGGTTAATATGTTATTCAGTACGCTCAGGGCGTACATCCCTAATCTCGTGATGAACGACCCAGTAAATCAGGTAACTACCGAAATACTTGAAATGAAGGATTATGCCTGGTTGATGAGTAAGGCATTAGATAGATTGCACAAACAATTACAGATGAAGAAAATACTCCGTGGTTGGGTTACGGATTCTATGTTTGGCCTGGGTATCCTTGAAACAGGTCTGTGTGCCTCTGATGGCGTCATATCTGTAGGTGATGATGTTGATGTTGACCCAGGTATGATTTTTACACAGTTGATAGACTTAGACAATTGTACGATGGACCCGCAGTGTACGAGTCTTGATACTGCGAGTTTCTTCGGGCATTTGGTAAGAGTAAGACGGGCGACCCTATTGGAAGTTCCTGGACTTAGTGAAGAACTTATAATGAAACTGTCAAAATGTTCATCTGGTTCAGTTAATCGCGGAGAGAGAATAGAGGACCTAAGTAAACAAAATGCACTTAATACAGAATTATCGGATATAGAAGATTTCGTAGAAGTTGTTAAAATATGGGTTCCAGACGCAAATGCCATAGTCTATATGCCTGACCCGCGTATAACAACCAACGAAGAATTTATAGGAATAAAAGATTTCTACGGTCCAAAGACAGGGCCTTACAATTTCTTATCGTTCACTCCACCAGTTCCAAACAATCCGTTGCCAGTGTCATCGGCAAGTATATCGTACGATTTACACAATATGGTAAATCGTACTGCTAAAAAATTGATGAAACAGATTGACAAACAACGTGACGTGTTTTTCTATCGTCCTATGTATTCGGACCTGGCACAAGACCTGACTGAATCCGAGGACCAGGATTGGTTGGCCTCCGACGACCCCAACGCTGTTAATAAACAATCCATTGGCGGACCTAATGCAGAGAATGTTGCAATGTTAAACCAGTTGCAATATTGGTACAATTATATAGCTGGTAATCCTGACCAAATTGCCGGGGCCAAAACAAATGCGGACACAGCAACCGGACAACAAATTTTACAGAACAACGCTAATGTCACTATAGAAGACGCACGCGATATAATTGAGAGTGAGACCGCGGCTGTCAGCGAGAAACACGCGTGGTATCTTGACACTGACCCGTTGATAAATATACCGATTATAAAACGTGAGACTGGTGGCAAGGAAGTTCAACTGTGGCTTACGCCGGAACAACGCAGGGGTAACATAACACAATTAACCTGTACCATAAAACGCAGGTCTATGCAACGGCTCGACCCGATGATACGGACTAAGAGAATATTTGAGTTCACCACGAATGTTGTACCCGCTGCCGCTACCACGGCTCAGATGTGTATGAAGATGGGTGTACAGTTTAATTTACAGAAATATCTTACAAACGCCGCCGAGGAACTTGGAATTAACGATTTTATGGTGGATATTTTTAATGACCCGGAGTTTCAGAAGAAAATTTCAATTATGATGCAGATGAATCCTGGCAAAGCAACAGGAATGGATAGTGCGAAAGGTGTTCAACAGAATGGTGGTTTTCCGATGTCACGTAGTATCTTAACTGAACAACAGGAACAAAATCAGTTCTCACAGCAAACGGCTGGCGAGGCACAATCGAATAATCAAGGGGTTTATTGATGTATATTGATACAGATAATTGTTTATATCCTTATATGGCGGCTGAATCAAGTTTAAACTTTTAAACACGGAGAATATATAAATGGCAAATTGGGCAAAGAAACTAAAACGTGGTGTACAACAGTTGCTCGAAGGCGAGGACTGGGGCAACAAAGAAAAATATAGAAAGATGGAGAAGTCTGGTGAACTTACAAAAACACGAGATAAACTCTCTCCTACTGTTCAAACCAAAAAGGCTATGAAGTCTGGATTATCCCCTGATGAAGTATCTACGTTAACGGGTATTAGTAAAGAACAACTTGCTTCTATATCTGAAAATGACAGAAAAGAACTTGCAAAACATTTTGGTAAAAAGAAATGAAACTTCCTAAACTAAATGCTGGTGACATCTTGTTGGTGAAATGGTGGGATACTCTTGATAGTGTTGAATGGAAACCACAGGATACTGTAAGAGATTGGACTTTATCGTTAATAGCCTCGGTGGGTATATATTTGAGAACGGACGATAAGAAATTTAAGATGGCACATTCCGTGACAGATGGTGGCGAGGCAGATGGTATAATTATTCATATTGATACTATAGAATCTATTAAGATTTTGAAAAAGAGGAAATAACGGTATGCCTTTCTACAATTATATGTGCAGTGTTTGTGGAGAAAATAAAGAGATAATAAAGTCTATGCGGGATGATACTGTCCCGGAATGTTGTGGACAGAAAATGTTGCGAGACTATAAAACAGATTTACCATTTTCAGGTAATCACGAATATGGTACACCATTACATTCTGATTCTCTTGCTATTGCCCCTTCTCAAGTAGAGGAACATAAACGTTTATTTCCTGATGTCGCATTAGACTCACAGTGTTGCCCTATTCTTACCAGTGTCGGACAACACGACAAGTATATTAAGACCCGTGGTTATGAGAAGTTAGAACAGAGACATAAACGAAGAGCAACACGCGTTATGTGATACGCGCCTTACCCTCTTCATAATTTTTAATAAGGTGTAACAAAATGGCTGATATACTACAACAAAGAGAAGAATTAAACAAGGAACTGGAAATAGACCCAGTATTGGAACAAAAGGTTAGTGATAGTCTTGCGTTGATTCCTGATGAAATCGCAGATGCCGACGACGGTGATGAAGACGTAGTAGTTGAGGACAAACCTGTTGTCGTTGACGATGAGGGAAAACCTGTAGTTGAAGATGAAGTAGTCCTTCCTGAGAACTTTCGCCGGGCGGCTATTCACCAGGGTTGGTCAGAAGATGAAGTTAGTGACTTTTTCAAGAGTAATCCCGCACAGGCCACAAAGACATTTGAGAGAATATATAATTCTACAAATTTTATAACTGAACAGACTGCTGCTCTGGGCAGAATTGCCCAACAGGAGGCACAGAAAAGATTGGTAGCGGAAACACAACAGAAACCAAAATCAAAATTTAGAGATGTGGTTGACACGTTAAAGAAAAAGTATGGTGAGGATGACCCTGGTCTTGTCGATATGTTGGAAGTAATTACCCAACAGAATGAGGAACTGTATAATACAGTTACTTCGTTAAAAGGACAAGAACAACCCAAACTGTCAGATAATGACAGGAAGATATGGGATACTATAAATGGATTTTTTAACAATTCTAACATCTCTGTATATAAACCGTTTTATGGAGAAAGTGGTACGGATGGACAATGGGGTAGGACACTCACAGGTGAACAAAACCAGAATAGGATGAAAGTTCTGGAAAAAGCTGACCAGATTGTAGCCGGAGCGCAACTTCAGGGTAAGGAAATGAAGTATGAAGACGCGATGTTACAGGCCCATCTTGTAGTCAGTGACAAGGTAAGAGAAAACGTAATACGCCAAGACCTTGTAGAGAAAGTAAAGGCGAGAAATAACGGATTGACCGTTAAAGGTGTTGGGACAAAGGTTGTTGAACAACCAGACGCCAAAAAGAGTGTAGAAAAAGCTGAACGCACGGCGTCTAAAGGACTTAAAAAACTTTTTAGAATGTAGGAGATTGAACTATGTCAGTTAAAAACGCAGATTTAGCTGATTTGATTGCGTGTACTTTAAACGACCTGCCTAAACAGCAGTTTGAAGTTGCGTGGACGAATCAGAAGTATATTGCCTGCCGTATTTATCAGAATGATAGAATGGTAATTGACGGCGGTAATCAAATTGAACGTAAAGTGATGTTAAGTAACACAGGTGCTGCACATTATCGTCGAATGTATGAGGTAGATAATCCTCAAATCGGTCAGGTAATGA